ATGGATCAAACGCCTAAGCATCGAGCGTCACCTCCTTTCCAAGCTTAGGCTGGAATTTAGGAAACGCACACATGGATCAAACGCCTAAGCATCGAGCGTCACCTCCTTTCCAAGCTTAGGCTGGAATTTAGGAAACGCACACATGCTCAATCCTCATCAGGGAAGAACCTGATTTCGCCAGACTCAATGTCATACTCAAAGTTGTCAGGATACTGCTTAACAATTTCATCAAGAGCTTCATCGATGTCAATACTGAATTCAACCTCAAGATCCCATACATAGATAGTGTCTGTCTGCTTTCTTGCAAACTCATCTCTGAGCTTGGAAGCACGCTCCCAGATTACCATTTCAGGACTTGCAGGAGGAACGATAATTTCAGGTCTGTTGTTTTCTTTGTCAACTTCCTCTGCCCACATGTCAGGGCTGATGTCATAGTTCTTGTCCTCAGGAGAGGGATCAGTAGATCCCTCATCCTCAGTTGTAGTTGTTGCAGTCTTAGCAGCTTTAGCTTCAGCCATCTTTGCACGAAGTGCATCTTCTATAGCCTTACGCTTAGCTGCCTTCTCTGCAGCAGCCTTTGCTTCTTCAGCACGCTTAGCCTCTGCTTCTGCACGCTTAGCACGTGCCTCAGCTGCGAGTCTTTCTCTCTCAGCCTTAGCTTCAGCTTTCTCCTTTGCCTCAGCTTCCTTGATAGCTGCAAGCTCAGCTGCCTTAGCAGCCTTGTCAGCTTCAATAGCCTCAGCATCAGACTTATTGAAGGATGTATCCTCTGCAGTAACATTTGGATAGAGCTTGATGAGCTCTCTCACAATCTCTGGGGTGATTACTACAGGAATGCCCTTAGCAATCTTCTCTTCCAGGGTCAGGTTAACTGGAACTGTTGGGATGACTTCAGTCTTATTTTTGCACGCAGCTGCACGCTGTCTTGCATAGTCCTTCGCATCCATGGCTATCATATAGCCGTTAGCACCAAAGTACTGAGCGAATGCTTCAGGCTTCTTAGACTGAATAGAAGCGATGTTATTGTAGATTGAACGCCAGAAGTCTTCATCGCCATCGAGCTGCTTGAGCTCTTCAACTGTATACTGCCACTTAGACTTGCTAAGCTTAACAGTAGATGTTGTTGCGCGATACTGCTGACGTACATCAGCGTCGGTTGGCTTGGTATACTCATCAAAGAGTGATACCAGGTAGAGCTTATCCATCTGACCTCTGAACTTAACCTTCTTGTCAGCAACAAGATTTGTTCTAAGTCTCTTCTTAAGCTCTGCCTCAGTAGCGAAGCCAGACTCAACTGCCTTCTGAACCTCCTGGTCCAGGTAGCTGATGATCTTTTCATCAGCTGTTGTTGCATCAGTTCTCTTGAGGAACTGGTAGGTGTTGAAGAGATTGGGCCACTGCATCTCAGGAGTGGTGTAAGCGTTAGTATTGTTTAACATAATCTTTTCCTTTCTGCCTACTATTGTCAGTAGGACTTGTCTTAAGTTGTTTACTTTACGTGTTTGGTTACTCTCACTCACCAGAAGTCTCTGTCAATTATCTATTAGTCGCTCTGACCTAGCGATTAATCTTTCTTGTCACTATAGTGATAGCCGCGTGCGGCTGTGAATATTGCGATGTCAAACTCTTCGTTTGTAGCTTCGTCTATCGCAAACAGGCGTGCTGTTGCGATGAATTTGTGTATGCTCTTATTCATTTTGAGCTCGAGCTTCTTCTCGAGCCCATCGAATGCATCCATTATTGTTTTGTAGGGGATTGGGCTAATGCGTCTGTCAATGAGCTTAATGCCAATGATAGGCATGCCAGAAGGTGTAACCTTCATAACCTTTCCAGGTGCATTGAGCCACTGAACACTGGTTTCAAGTTTGTGCTTGATGAGGATAAGTGTCTTGCCAGTAGATGCCTCAAGGTGATCTACATAAGGTGCCTTTACTGTGCCTGCATAGTCTCTAGGGAGAACAGGCTTGTTGTCTGCCCAAAGGTCATACTTTGGCTCGCTGCCATATACTGGCTTGCATGCAAATTTGTTGTTGTGTTTCATAATCATTTTCCTTTCCGAGCATATAGCTCTCAAAAATTTGTTTGTGACGTCATCTCACAGTCACAGGATTGTCTCTGTAAAATTTTCAACAGGGCCGCCTAAACGCACACCTGCAGACTTTCACTTAAAAGGCTAAATCATCATCTTCGAACTCATCTTCATTTACGAAGCGTGGCTCAAAGTCAAACCCTTCACCATCAACTTCAAGATCTTCGTCATCAAATCTGTCGAGCCAAGCAGCTCTTGCTGCATTGTTGTATTCAGTGCATACTTCATCAAGTATTTTTTCAACCTCACCAGTGATGTCATTTACTTCATTGTTAGCAATAAATACCTGACTTGGTAACCACTTATCATACTCGGCCTGCCAGTCTTTGATGAGCTCTACATCCATGTGCTGTCCTTTGTAATCTACAGAGAAGAGACACGATGTAGCATCATGACTCCAGTAGGCAGCAATACAATTGCCCATGCGTATACCTTCTTCAGCAAGTTCATCTGCCTGCTTGAATACATGCATGCATGCGTTTACTTTGAATAATGCAGTTTTTATTGCATGCAGTATGTCACACTGCTGTGTTATTATATCATTATAGTCTCTAGGCTTTATCATTGCATAGCGATCAATGGCCTGTACGTTGCTAATGGCATCTTTGAGCTGTTTTGTAGAATATTTACCGTTTACAAGCTGAATGCATGGTTTGCAGTCAGTAAGTATGTACCATGCAGCCATGTATGCATTACGAATATCAAACTGTTCAGCCTGCATTATTGTATGCATTGCATATTCATATACTTCATTAGTACGTTTAAAATATGCCTTTTCAAGCTGATTAGCCCTTACAACGTATGCATCAAAGTTCTTAAGCACATTACGTGCAGCCTCTTCAGTGCATACCAGTAGATACCTAGATATAGGTATTATGCGAACGAGTTTGTCTACCTGTGCTGTGAGGAATGTCTTAAGGAAGCAAGGCTCCTTAAGCTTAAGTACTTCTACCAGTGCAGTACCGATTTCATAGTATCCATGGCACATATCCATACTCCATACAGTTAACTGTACGACTATACGCAGCATGTCCATATCACCAAGAATTATCTTTGCCTGTGCGGGTGTAGGTGGTGCACCTACGTTTGTGAATAAGCGTGTGAGTTTTGTTACTGTGCGCTTGTCAGCGCAGTTGTAGTCACTGCAGTACTTTTCTACAGCTTCTCTGATGTTTGTCTCCATGCTTGAGACCTCCTTTGAATTATTTGTGTACAGCATAAAGCGGCACTCCTTTCTGTGCTTAACGTTATTCGTCACCCAACAGTAGATTTGATTAATTAGAACTTAAGAGGTGCAATAGCACGACCATAGCAAGTGAATACAGTGTGAACAGTCTCACCAAACTCACCACAGGTGAAGATGCCGTCTGCCTTAGCAGCATCAAAAGCCTCCTTTCTTGTATTATAAAGACCATAGTAGTAAGCTACGATTGTCTTTGCCTGCTCGAGGATCTTCCTCTCGTATGTGTAGTATGAAGTCATAATGACCACCTTTCTCCAACAACTAATGTTGGCTGATCAATTGCGACCTGCAGAGGCTTAGGCCGCCTTAGCTCATTTTTTGTAGAAGACTGAGTCTTCGATTGCCTCTACCTAGGTCCTGCGACTCTCGCCGCACTACACTCTAGCGACTCTCGCCGCACTACACTCTAGCGACTCTCGCCGCTCTGCCTCACAGCAATCCTGCTCCTCTACGTCACAAGATTAGCGCTACTCTACGTCACAAGATAATTAGCTCAAAAATTGCTGGGCCATAAGTCTACGACAATTCGTATTATAAAATATAAAAATATGGGAAGGAGGGACCATATGTCAAAAGAAGGCTTGATAGTAGATCCCATGTGGCCAGAAGGCGTAAAAGTAGTTGGTGAGGCAGAGGAACTAACGCCAGCTGAAAAATTTATGCTAGAAACGAAGGAACGTGCTGAAGCTGAGGTCGAGGTTCCAGGAGACTGGCAGGGGCTTAGTAGATCATTAGGCCTCGAATTATACGAGCGTCAGCCAGAAGAGTCTGATGAAGAATGGCGTGCATGGAAGACCTATAGAGACATATACCCCGGAAAACTACCTACAATGAGCCAGCTAAGTAAGATGACTGACATAGGTGTTAGTAGATTAGTTAGAATGTCGGATAAGTGGTCATGGAAAGTACGAATGCTTCATTGGGCGCGTAGTACTGATGCAGAAGGGGCTGATGAGCGCCGGAAGGCAATCAAGGCAATGCAGGACAAACAGCTGGCACTAACTGACGCAATGTTTGATAAACTAAGAGAAGCAGTAGATTATATAGACCCAACCGTAATGAGACCAAATGAGATTACGGGTATGCTCAAGACAGTAGCTCAGCTGCAAAAAGACATTACAGAGTACGTACCTGATGAAATGGTACAGCCAGCACTGGATGGTCATGCAGTAAAGCAAAGTCAGGTAACAAAGAAGGAAGACATCGGAAGCATTGCAGAAATACTCTCATCAGTAGGTCTTTTAGATGGAGCTACACTAGGAGTACGTACAACTGAGTTAGTAGTAAAACCAAAGGAGGATGATTAATATGGGAGATGTAAAGTTGCACTATGAATTGCCCAAGCATACGTGTAGTTGCTGTGGCAAGGAAAAGCCGGTGACTGAGTTCTATACTCAGAGCATAACTGGGCTGCCTACAAATCAGTGTAAAGAGTGCATCAATATCAAAAGAGCATGCCAGAGGAGCAGACGCAAGGTTAGTAAATTTGCTGCAAAAGAGCGCCAGCGTCAGTGTGAGGATGTTACATATACAGTAGCTGACTGGCAGGCTACTATGCTACATTTTGGTGGGCGATGTGCATATTGTGGTAAGCCGCAGGGGCGTGCCAAAGCTGACCAGCTGGATAAAGACCACGTGATTGCGTGTAGCAAGGGAGGCAAAACCGAGAGGCACAATATCATCCCTGCATGTAGAAAGTGCAATCGTGGTAGAGGCAATAAGGACTGGAGAGAATGGTTCCGGGCGCAGGACTTTTACTCAGTAGAGCAGGAAAAGCTCATTGATAGCTGGATTGCTGACTTGGACTATAACGTATAATTTTAGGAGGAAGAGTTATGAACCAATACAATAAATCGGCTGGAATTGATATAGTCATTCCGTACTACAACCATTCAAGTGTGATCAGTAGAGCTCTTGGCTCAATAGCTATGCAGACAATTGCTAAGGACATTTACGTCACTATAGTAGATGATGCATCGGACCAGGCAGACAGGAGCAGACTTGATGTTATCGTACAGGCATTCAAGATGTCTGGCATTGCTGACATTAAAGTGGTAAGAGTCGATGAAAACATGGGCCCTGGTCATGCACGTGCAGTAGGTCAGCAGAGCTGCAATCATGAGTTTATTACATTCATGGATGCTGATGATACATGGGCTTCGGCGTACTCTATTGAGTTCCTACATGACGGCTTTGTGCATAACAGACAGCTTGATGCCATATTCGGTACATTCCTTGAGGAGACTGAAAACCCGCAGGCTAAGTTTGTGGCTCACCAGCACGACGCAACCTGGATGTTCGGTAAGATGTATCGCAGAGCATTCTTGGACAACTTCAGCATACTAATGAGTGACAGTAGATCCAACGAGGACATGGCATTCAATCAGCTTGTAATGGCTTGTACGGATGCTGTTGGCTTCTTTGACCACCCTGTGTACTACTGGATGGTTAATAAAGAGTCCATTACTCGCAAAGCAGATAATGACTACCAGTTCAGAGGCTTACTTGGATATGTAGATGCACATACCTGGGCTGAAGAAGAGCGCAGAAAACGTATGCTGCATACAAGTGAAAAAGGACTGCAGGCTGCAGTGTCTGCACTGTGTATGCTATACATCTATATGATGGAGGTGCTTCAGACACGTCCAGTAGATCAGCAGGAAGAAGCATGGGCGGAAATGACTAAGTACTATAGGACTGCTTTCAGTGATAGAGCAGTGCCGCAGGATATGCTACATGGTATCTATGTGCAGCATCAGCAGCAGCATATGATGCCTGGTGGCATACTCACCAGGGTGGTACCTAAGATGTCAGTAGATGACTTTGTGCGTGAGCTTGATAGACGCAAAGTAGAAGCGGAGTGATAGTATGGATTTGCAGAATTTACAGAGCTTAAATGATGAACAAATTCTGCGGCTACAGCAAGCCTTAACGCCTAAGACAAACAAGTATATTCCAATAACGCCTACACCTAAACAGACTGCAGCGCTGCTGATGAATTCAGTGCGTGAGATGCTGTACGGAGGAGCTGTTGGAGGCGGCAAGTCAGTGTACCAGCTGGCTGCCGCATTACAATATGTGGATGTCCCTGGATATGATGCAATACTCTTTAGAAAGACTTTCGCAGACTTGATGCTTCCTGGTGCATTGATACCAATGAGTCAGCAGTGGCTAGCACCTTTCATAAAGACTGGTGAGGTTAAATGGAGGGATAAAGATAAGCGATATATCTTCGAAGAGAGCGGCGCTACTCTTTCATTCGGATACTTGGATGTTACGAATGATGAGTTAAGATACCAAGGTGCTGAATTCTCATATATTGGCTTCGACGAGGTTACACATATTGCACCACAATCGTTTGAGTACTTGTTTTCTCGACTACGTAAGCCTAAGAGTGTTAATGTACCGCTCAGAATAAGAGCTACAGCTAACCCTGGCGGTGTCTACGGAGACTACTATTATCAGAGATATTTCGTAGATAATAAGAATGAGGATGGCACTTTGAAGCGCATATTCTTACCAGCAGGCCTTCGCGATAATCCATATCTGGATAGCGAAGAGTATATGCAGACTCTAAAAGAGTTGCCGCCTATCCTACAGGAGCAGCTCATCAACGGAAACTGGGAAGTACGCGAGACGGGTGACATTTTCAACAAAATGTGGCTTATAGTAGTTGATGCACACAACATACCAAAGAATGCTAAGCGCGTTAGGTTCTGGGACTTTGCTTCAATTGACCCTAAATATAGGAAAAAGAACACAAATACAAAAGAACCAGACTGGACAGTAGGTTTTAAGATGGCATATTATCAAGGTATCTACTACATTGAGGACATTGTAGCTTGTCAGAAAACACCAAATGAGGTTGAAAAACTCATGCAACAAATGGCTGCGGCTGATGGTCATGCATGTGCAATAAGGTTCGAGCAAGAAGGTGGTTCTTCAGGTGAGGCTAATGCGCTTCGTCTATGCCGTGAAGTGCTTCCGGGATATGACATTGCTGGTGTAAAGCCAGTAGTTTCTAAGATAGAGCGTGCTCGACCGGTAGCTGCTGCAATGCAAATGGGCTCAGTTATGATAGTTAAAAACTGCCGTGAAATGCTGAGACTCTATAATCAGCTAGACTCTTTCCCTTTAGGCGCACATGATGACGTTATTGATGCGATGGATGGTGCTTTTGCGTATTTTACACCGGCAGAAGGACGTATAGTAGCTCCAACTTCGCTACGTAGACATGCTGTGAGCCGACACAGATTTAGTATGGGCCAGTCCATCTGGCGCAGATAGGAGGTTTTATGGGCATTTTTCGTAAAAAGGCACATTCAGGAGAAGTGTCAGTAGAAAAAGCTCAGGCACCGAAGCCTAAAATGAAGGCTAAAGGTGTTCCTGGACTAAGATTTTCGTCCGGATATATTGAAGAAGAGTTTATTCGTGACCTTCGCTGGCCAAGAGCTGGTAAAATATATCAGGAAATGAGTTCAAATGATCCAGTAGTAGGTGGTTGTATCTATTTAATAGAGACCATGATACGAAAAGTCGAGTGGAAAGTAGATGAAAATGGTGCTGGACAGGAAGCAGCTGACTTTTTAAAGTCTTGCATGGATGATATGCAGGAGCAAAGCTGGGATGATTTCATATCTGAGGTGCTCAGTGAGCTAATTTATGGCTTCTCACTGCATGAAATTGTCTACAAAATACGCCGAGGACCTATGGAGCGTGACCTGAAGTTCAGATCTAAGTACACAGACGGCAAAATTGGTTGGATGGAGCTTCCAAGAGTAGCTCAGAGCTCACTTTATGAGTGGGAATTCAATGACCAGGGCCGTCCTGAGACGTTTATTCAGGATACGCAGGGCCTGGCAGGAGGAGGAGATAAGGGCTATATTGAGATACCTATTTATGGCAATTTGCTGTTTAGGACCAAATCTGACAAAAATAACCCTGAGGGCTTCTCATTACTGCGTAGAGCATACCGTCCATGGTACTTTAAAAAGAACCTGGAAGAGATTGAAGGCATAGGCGTTGAGCGTGCTCTTGCCGGCATCCCAGTAATGCAGCCAAAAGAAGGTGTTCCACTATTTGATCCAGACAATGAGGAGATGGTAGAACTCCTGGATTGGGCTATGGATGTAGTAACCGGCCTTAGACAGGATAAAACGCATGGTTTAGTAATTCCTGAAGGCTGGGATTTACATCTACTCAAAGGTGAAAATGCATCTAATATCAAAGTAAATGAAATCATTCAACGTTATGATACCAGAATTGCTATTAGCATGCTCGCAGACCTTATTTTGCTAGGTAATGACCGTACGGGTAGTTTTGCTATGGCTGAAACTAAACAGGATATGTTCTTGTATTCACTGGAGACAATTGTTAAGTCAATCTGCAATACATTGAATACACAGGCTGTTCCTAAACTGTTTGCAGTAAATGGCATGCCTATGGAGAACCTACCGTTAATCACTGCTGACAGAATTAAGGATGCTACAGTTTCTGAGCTTTCTATGCTGCTTAGATCACTCAATATAGATGTGACTAAGTCTGAGGACCTGTTCAGGTTCCTTATGAGATCAGTAGGTGGCCCACAGATCAATAACGTTGCTGATCTAAAGCCTGATGAAGCTACAAATGTTCCAGGAACTAAAACTAGCGGAACGTTTGACTCACAGCTTGAAGATCCAATAGATAATCAGTTTAAGTAAGGAGAGTAGTTATGCAGAAGATACATTTCCATAAAAGCGAAAATGGTAAGCTTGTTACGCTGCGTAAAGGCATATTTAATGATCCTATTAAGGACGGCATTAAGTTTGTGTTTGCTAAATCACAGATGCAGCCAACACAGCCTGAGCTGCCTATTGATGACCCTGTTCTTCGTAACATGATGAATGCAAAGGCAGCTAAAGCCGGTAATTCTAACCTGGTGTTTGGATGGGCCAATGTCACGGTAAATGAAGATGGCTCACTACCTGAAGACTATCAGGGAGATGCAATTCCTACAGAAGTTCTCGAAGCTGCTGCATATACCTTTGCGCTTACAAAAGGATACTGCAATGAAGAGCACCACTGGAATACAGATTGCGGGTATCTAATAGAATGCATGATGTTTACTAAGGAAAAGCGAATGGCTCTTGGCATTCCGGACGATATGGTGCCTGATGGCCTATGGGTAGGTTTCTATATTCCTGATGATGAAATCTACGCTAAAGTGCAGTCTGGTGAATATTCTATGTTCTCTATTGAAGGCTATGGCAGACGTATTGCATGTGATGGTGAAATGTATAGCGAAGTCTAAAATTACCGGATAGTTCGCCAGATATGTTACGTATTATAAAATGAAAGGACGTGATGACTATGCCAAATGCTTTCACGCCCCTCTTCACACTTGTAGATATGAACCTCGAGGCAGTTGCACTCTGTAGTCAGGGTGCAAACTCTCGAGCAAATATTTTACTAACAAAATCTATGAAGGAGGGAAACTCTAAAATGGGAATTAACGAAATTCTCGCTGGACTTTCTGAAGAGGCACAGGCTACTCTTACAAAGCACATTGAAGAGACAGCTACAGCCAAAGCAACAAAGGCTGTTGAAGATGCAGTAGCTCCGTTGAATACAAAGATCGCTGAGCTCGAAGCTACAAATAAAAGCCTTACAGAAAATGCAGCAAAGGCAACACAGCCTACTGAGCCTGAGGACTTTACAAAGTCACTTCCTGAGCCTGCTCGTAAGCAGTTTGAGGAAATGCAGAAGTCACTTGCAGCTCTTCAGGCAGAGAGAGCTGAGGCTCTTGCAAAGTCAAGATTTGAGGTAGTTAAGGCTATTCCTTGTGATAGTGATAAGCTTAAGTCAATTCTTAAGAATGTAGATCCTGATGTATTCGAAGTACTTACAAAGGCAGCTACAGCTATCGAGGAAGGTATCGGCAAGTCCACTGCTGCTGCAGGTGAGGGCAAGCTTGACAAGTCTACTGATGACTACTACAAGGAACTTGAGACCATCGCAGATGGCATCTCAAAGTCTGAGGGCGTTTCACTTGCAAAGGCATTCACACTCGCATGTGAGCGTAATGCTGATCTGTATGCTAAGTACGCCAACAGTCAGGCATAATTGTAAGAAAGGAGAATAATAACAATGGCTGGAAATGCACAGGCAACAAACGATGTTGCTTTCGAACTACCTAGGGATCGCTTTGCATGGTACACTGGTGCTGTGCTAAATAAGTATGAGCCTGCAGTGCTCGATGAAGACGGCAATCTTGTTCCTGCTACTAATGCCACTCTTACAAACTTTGCTCAGTTTATGGGCATATGCCAGTATCCTGCTGAGAAGGCTGGTAACATGGCTACAGTAGTTAAGGGCGCTTTTCCTGTAGTAGCTAACGGGGCTATCGCAGCAGGAAGTCTCGTTGAGGTTACTGATGATACAATAACTGTTAATGACATTGAGTATCACGTAGTAGGTGAAAGTTCTGGTGGGATGGATTTCGTCAATGTTATTGGTACTGCACTAACTGCAGCTACTACAGCAGGCGATCTACTCACCATAGCTATTAAGTAATGGAAGGAGGAAATACGTATGCCACAGATGGCTAATGCCGGTCATATAGACCGTGCACTGACTAACTTCTCAGTAGCTTATCAGCAGGGTGCTGATGCATTCATTGCAGATAAGATTTTCCCTATCATTCCTGTTCAGAAGCAGTCAGATATTTATTTTTCATATTCAAAGAAAGATGCCTTCAGAGATGAGGTAAAAGAACGCGGCCAGGGTGCTGAGTCTGCAGGTTTCAACTGGGATGTAAAGACAGAGCAGCCTTACTACTGCCGTAAGTATGCACTGCACTACGACATCACTCAGGAAGAGCGTGTAAACTATGATCAGCCTATCAACGTTGAGAGAGATACAGTAGATTACCTTACTGAAAAGATGCTCCTCAACAGAGAGCTCAGATTTGCAAATACATATTTCAAGTCTGGCGTTTGGGGTAAAGACCTCGTCGGCGGCACAAATATCGGAAAGTTCTCAGATCAGTCTGCATCACCTGTAGAGACGATCAACAATATCATGCTTCAGATGGCAGGCAATACAGGTAAGAAGCCCAACTTCGCTGTTATGTCTCCTGATGTTCTTTATGCTCTGAAGAACCATGAAGAGATCATGGATCGTATCAAGTATACACAGAAGGGTATCATCACTCTTGATCTTATCGCAGAGCTCTTCGAACTTGATAAGATCTATGTTCCGTGGGGTGTTATCAATCCTGATACAAAGCAGGCAAACTTCAATGACAGTGCTCCCGACAATGTAGATTTCATCTACAAGGGAAGCATGCTGCTCGGCTACAGAACACCGTCACCGAGACTCAAGTCGCCTTCGGCAGGTTACATCTTTGCTTGGACCGGTCTTGAGGGCTCTTCAGCATATGGCTCACGTATCGTTCGTATGCCTATGGATATGCTCGGTCTTGGCACAGAGCGTATCGAAGCTGAGATGGCTTATGACATGAAGGTCATCTGCCCTGATATGGGTGTATTCCTCAGCAACCTTGTGTAAGTAAGGAGCTGATTAAATGAAATATCTTGTGCTCAAGCCGCTAAAGATATTTGGTGAGCGATACGAGCGCGGGGACATTATCGAAGATGCACAGGTGCGTTGCGCACGTATCCTTATTGGAGAGCGCAAGATAACACCTGTGCTAAACGACGTCTCCTCTTCTATAAGTCCTGCTGATACGGACACAACAGTAGAGCCTGAGGAAGCTGCAACAGTAGCTCCCGAGAATACTGAAGTGTCTGATGATCAGCAGGAAGTAAAAGAAGTTAAAAAACCTGTTCGCTTATCTTTTGCAAAGGAGGGATAACATGTCGTGGTCATACTCCGGCGATCCTACAACATCACCTCTTGATGCATTCCGCTTTAAGCTAAAAGACACAATCGAGTCTGATCCTATCCTCTCTAACGAGGAGATAAACTTTATACTAGAAGAGTATAAAAGTGAAAATGCACAGCTAGCAATCGGTTTTAGGCAGTGTGCAGCATCGTTTGCAAGAAAGCCTATAAAGCGTAGCCTAGGTCCTCAGGCTGAGGACAATTCTAAGCGCTTAAAGTTCTATGAGGATATGGCCCAAAAGTATGAAGACATGCTAATCTATTCTGGAAAGCCTCGTGACCCAAGATACCAGCATGATGTGGTATTTGAAAAAGGCATGATGGAGGGATCGTAATGTACGCTTCTTTAAAAGAGTGGGTACGGTTCCCGTTTACCTTTCGTAGAATTCAAGGCAAGACAGCATCAGGTGATAAAAAGTATTCAGAGCCTACTGAAGCATTATGCTACCGTGTAGACGAAACCGAGGTTATCACAGATAAACGCGGCGACGAATACGTGAGTAGATCTAGACTTTATGTAGATGCCACAACTGAAATAACAGTAGATGATTTCGTAACGCTCACCACTTTAGGTGACAACATTATCGATAAAGAGGTTCGTAAAATCGGAGCTTTTTATGATGGTAATGAAGGCGAAAAAAGTATAAGCGTGGTGTATTTATAATGGCTAAGAAAAAGAAGCAAGCAGTACGCTTTGAAACTAATCAAGAACGTGTTATACGCGAGCTTAATCAATTAGGTTATGACTTAGGCATGGCTGCTGAACATGCAGTAGAAGAGTACAGGCATCTACCCGATGATATAGTGTCATTCGATGAAACTGAGTCACTTTCATATTTCCGTAAGGGCGAAGTTGTGATTTCTTTAACTGGTCAAGATCTTCTTGAAAGAGATGAGATTGAACATAATCTGGCATTGTTTGCACAAGCACTTCAAACTGACGTTCATACATGTATCTTGGAGGTGCTAAATGAACATCTTGGATGAGATAACTACGTATGTAGCAGCTAAGCTTAATTTAGAGCCTGGCGAAAATATCTTCTACAACTCATTGCCTGATGAGCCAGACGATGCGTTGTTAATACAGTTGCTTCCGCGATCTCTTCCTACACCCTCTCCCATCGATGCTGAATGCTATGTCATTGAGGTAAGCTCTAGAAGCATGTCCAATGATGTAGCATATCAGCAAGCAGAGAGTGCCTACAGATGGCTGTATACTGATAAAGAAGATACTGCTGATGCAGACGGAATTGTCAATATCAGTGAAAATTTATCAGTAGCAACTTTAATGCTCAATACTCCAGCCTGGAAACAGACTGATAACAATGGTAGGAAGTACTTCACATTCAGAGTGCGAGTATTTTCACATAGAATTATTTAATAAAGGAGGAAAATCTAACATGGGAAAAAGTGTTGCAATAGGTCTAACTAACCTACACTATGCAATTCTTACAGAGGATCGTGCACCTAGGACAAATGGTGCTGATGATGCTGGTGCAGTTGCATACGAGGCTCCTGTGAGACTACCTGGTGCTATCACCGCTAACTTCTCACCTAATGCTTCTAACGATACACTGTTCGCTGATGACGGTCCTTATGATACAGCTTCTACACTCGGTGCTATGTCACTTGAGCTCAATGTTGCTGATATCCCGCCTGCTCACAGAGCCACACTTCTTGGTGCAACTTATGACAGCTCTACAGGTCTCGTAAAGGACTCTTCAAACGACATCCCGCCTTATGTTGCTGTTGGATGCTCTGTAAAGAAGTCCAACGGTGCTGATCGTCTTATCTGGTACCTCAAGGGCAAGTTCTCTGCACCTGATGACAACAACCAGACAAAGTCTGACTCTATCAACTGGAACACGCCTACAATCACAGGTAACTTCCTCAAGAGAGACTTCGACGATAACTGGCGCTTCTCAGTTGATACTGATGACGAAGGTTACACTGGCAGTAAGACTGACTTCAGCAACTGGTTTGCTGCAAGTACTCTTCAGGCTGGTGACTACTCCGGCGGTGGCGGCAGCTCCGGCGGTGGCGGCAGCTCCGGCGGTGGCATCAGCACCCTTACTGTTACAGTAGCTCCTACAACAGCTACAGTAGCTCCCGGGGGAACACAGCAGCTCACAGCTACAGCTTCTGATGCTACAGCAACAATTACTTATGCATCTGACTATGGCAAGGTTACAGTATCTAATGCTGGTCTCGTAACAGTTGCTGCTGATGCTACAGGCACAGCTACAATCACTGTTACAGCTACCAAGGGCAGTGACACAGCAACTGCAACTTGTGTGATCACATGTCTGTAATGTTTCTTTATTCAGGCATAATAACTGAAAATCCGAGTGCGTAGAATTCTACGCACTCCATCTTATAGAGGAGAGACTAATATGGAAAATAAAGTTGAAAATAGCTCGTCACTTTTCAAACACGAACCTGTTACAATCGAGCTTGGTGGCAACACTTACGAGATTGTATTTGACATGAATGCTTTTTGTGAGCTTGAGAAGATCTATAAGTCAGTAGGAAATGTACTTAAAAAGGTTCTTGGCTCAGGTCGTAAAGAGCATAAAGTATTCTACAAGGATGCACTTATCGAAGCTGCTGATGTAGCAGTAGATGGTCAGAGCCTTGCATTATTACTTACACAGCTGGACAGGCAGAACGACGAAGAGTCTGCAACAACTGTTACTGATACATTGAATATTCTGTATTGTGGCATCATGCGCGACATTGCAATCTACAATGAGCATGATGAGATTACAGGATATAAGGTATCAAAAACTGCAATCGGTAGATGTATAGATCTAAAGAAGATTGCAGAATGCAACCTAAAGATCGCGACTGTAATTATGCGTGATCTATTACCAACTGAAGCTGAAGCAAAAAACGAAGCGGGGGCCACGGAAGCTCAGGAGGAGCAGGCTTAAACAAGACTGACGAACCTTATGATTGGGCTAGGCTATTCTACATTGGTACAGTCGTATTACACATGACTCCAAAGCAATTTTGGAGAACCCGTCCGAAGCAAATGAACTTACTCACGCAAGTCCATAGCGAGTTTGTGAACCCACACAGTGCTGAGAATAAGACTGTACAATATGTCGATCAGGCCCCCTTCTTGATATAGTGATAAATAGCTTGTAGGCGGCCTCCTACGAGCTATTTTTATTATATAATAAAGGAGTGATTATATGTCGTTACTTGAGAACGTTACGCTACATATGGAACTAGACAATAGTGACTTTAAACGTGAATTTAAAGAAGCAACCACTATTGTAGATAAACAAATGAATGCGCTAACATTAGGCGCCGATGCCTTTGCAGCAAAATGGGAAGACATAACGTCTAATCTGCGTAGCTTTAAAAGAGTAGCGTCAGGTCTCGCAATCTCCGCTGGTATCTATGCTGTTACCGGCGCAATCACGGGTGCATCTGAGGCAATCCTCACTTTCAGAAACAATCTAGAAGCTTCTGAAATCTCTATGACATACTTCGCTGAGAACGCGTTACAGGCGAAGGAGTACATTAGAGAACTCGAGGACTTTGCGGCATATACACCATTTAGTACTGAAAGTGCTATTTCAATGGCGCAGTACTTACAGGCAATGAGCGTGCCTATAAACGCTTCTAAATCAATGCTTAAAGTAATATCTGATACAGCTGCAGCTACTGGTGCTACAGAGCAGAACATGCAGCGTATCGTTACTGCTTTAGGTCAGATCCTTACAAAAGGTAAGCTGGCTGCTGAAGAAGTTAGACAGCTTGCAAATGCTAATATTCCTATCTATGACATCCTTAAGCAGCAGCTTGATCTCACAGGCCAGGAGATTAAGAACTTAGGTAATTTGAATATCAATGCATCTAAGGCAGTAGTTGCAATCCTTGATGGCTTAAAGGATAGATACGAAGGTGCAGCAGAACAGATAGCAGAAACACTTGGTGGAATGACCGAAACCATCAAAGATGATGCCCTTATTATCAGCGAAGCCTTCTTCCACGGCTCATTAGACCGTCTAGAAGATAGAATAACTGGCATAAGAGATAAGCTTGATGAATGGCGTAATATTGCATTACATCAAGGTACAGGTGGCATGATAACTGCGATTATTGGCGACTTAGACCCAACAGGTTCTGGTAAGCTAGAACAGTTTATTATCGCTGCTATCGCTGGATTTAAAAATCTCGGTGATACTATTCATGACTTTGCAACACGTAATGGTACAGCACTTAAGATCTTTACAAGTACAGCATATACCGGCTTAATGTCGCTTACTATTGCAGCTGATTATCTACTGCGTGTATTTAATAAAGTACAGGCGGCAGGTGATGCATTAGTAGATAAGATAAATCAGCTTACAGGAATGGCGCTTACACTTAGTGATGTTGTAGCTGGTTTAATGGTATTTAGGACAGTAGGTAAGACGCTGTACTTTGCTGCTAATACTGCTCTTTGGGCAAGTAAACAGTTTGTTACACTTGGCACAAGCATTACATCTATAATACCAGGAATTGCAAGTGCTAGTGCAATGACGCAGGGCTTAGTAGCTGGCTTACTTACACTTGGTGCAGCAGCTGCTACTGCATATCTTGGCCTTAAAGCTATTCAGGGTGCTACCGGCGTGTCTGACTCTTCTAAGCTTGTTACTGACGAGTATACAAAGCAGATGGAAGAGTACAATAAAGCCCTTGAGTCACAGGCAGAGTCTCTTAATGAAGACTATTCCTCTATTGCAGATAACTGGGCTGCAGGCATGTCTGATGCTCTTGATACTACTGAAAAGAAAGCTAAGAAGACTGCAAAGAAAATCGAAAAGTCGTGGCTTATGTCTTTCGATGAAGTTTTCCAGATTTGGGAAGACCCTACATCAAAGCTTGCTGACGATGATCTTCAGTTATTTGAAGACATTGATTGGGGCTCATTCTTTAAGCTTCCTATATTCAGATTTCCTGAAGAGCTTAAAGATGCACTTGAAGCACCAAGTTATAACATTGCTGATGCAATAGATACTGCTCAGGGTGAGCTTAGTACACTCAACAAGATACTTCCAGCAGTCATCATGGGCACGTCACTTATCGGCACAATCCTTAAGAATAGACGTGATGCACTTGAAAGGTCACGTAATGCTGCTGGTGAAGTAGCTGATGAACTGCTTAATGAGAAAGAGAAGGCTGCTAAGTTAGATGGCCTTGTAAAGAATACTGATGATGTTAATGAAGCAGCTACTAAAATGGCTGCAGACCTTAACAAGACATCTAAGACTGTTGATAGCATTAATGCAGAGCGCGTAAAGGCTGCCGCAGAATTAAGCAGTGCTCAGTCAGCAGCACTAAAGGCACAGAAAGCAGAGTTCTCAAAGCTTGTTGGTGCTGAAAAGCTTACAGCAGATGCTATGCATAAGGTGGAGCAGGCTACAGAGCGTTTCACTAAACTACAGGAAACTGAGATACCTTCTCTTAGTGCTAAGGTAGCATATACCTCTGCCAATATTAAGCAGCTAAAGGATACAGCTGAAAAGACATATAAGTTTATGTCTACTACTGGCTCTGAGCGCATGCTTAATACTACAGGTATTGAAGCAGGCACTAATGCTATTGTTAATGCAAAATTGGCTGATGCTGCAAGTGCAATGACAGATAGGTTTGTATTGTTATCTCATGATACTGCAGATATTCTTTCATTAATGAGCAAAACATATGAAGCTACATCTGAGACAGAACTTACAGACATCAGTAGTTCATTGCTGTCACTAACCAATAAGCAGAATAGAGATATTGAAGCACTTACATCAAACATACAGGAATATCTCCGTGTATACACAAGGGCTAGCAATAGTGGTGCTACAAACTTAAATTCTCAGACAATGAAAGAATTAATCAGTGGTTTGTATGGAACTACTGATAGACAGATAGAAGCATTAGCACACGTCGTTCGTACAACATCTTCAAGAGACCTAGTAGCTGCATTAGGTGGCTCTGTAGGTGACCAGCTGAAGAATATTCGTTCATCACTTACACTGCTTGAACGTGCAAGTGCTGTAATAGGTGATGTTACAAGTAATGTAGAAATACGTGAATTACTTGAAAAGCAGTATGCAATGCTTGAGCCATTAACTAAGCCTATAAAGGATGCAGCAAATAAACTTGTAGCAATGCAGGTTATTAATGATGCACGAAGTGCTCGTGGTGAAGCTAGCTATATGGCTAATACGCTTAATGATTTAGAGAATGATTTCAAAGAATTATTAAAGCCAATTAGTGAAATACAGAGTATAGTTAAATCGTCTGACCAGGTTGCATTAGACATAATCAAAGATATGAATACGCTGAATGGTCTTGCGCGTGAAATGACTTCGCTTACTCACCGTATTCTTAATGCACAATATACCTCTAATGTAGCCAGCATTGCAGCAGCTACAATAAAATACCTTGAAGGTAATACTGTATTCTCTACTGGAAATGATATTGTTACTAAGTATTTAGGCAGTAGGATTGATGCAATTTATGATGAAGTTAAGCTGCTTAAGGGAACTGCTACTGCTGATACATCTCTTGAGTTTCTTGATACTATTCGTGAAAGACTTGGATATGGCACTAATGCAGTTGATACAGCTGCCAGTGATACTGCTAAATCACTTCCTGTATTGCTTAATGAGTATACTGATAAAATAAATGGTATAATTGCTGATAAAGCAGATAATATTCTTGACAGGTCTAAGAGCATTGTTAATCAGCTCAGCACACTTGGAGCTGTTACAGAAAAAGAGTTCAACAGAGCAACTACGCTGCTGGATAAAATTAAAAAGGATGCAGATGAAGCTGTCACTTATTATCCGCAGCAAAATCTTGAACTAAAAGAACTTGAACGTCAGCTTAAGCTTGCTGCACAGTATGATGCATTTACATATGCTGCAAACAAGCGTATTACTACTCGAGTATCAAAAGAGCTTTATACAAATATTGCTAAGACGATTGAGGATAGCAGCTTACAGGCTAGTGATAGAATTGCTAGACGTATAGATACTCTTGTACAGCAGTCAGCTAAAAATAATCCAAGAATTTGGGCGTCTGGTTTTGCACATAATGCAACTGAAGACATTAAAAAGCTGTATGAAGTGCTTAGTAGCAATAATACAATACCCTCAACACACTTTACTACTGATGCATATAATATACCAGTACAGACAGATAATCGTGAAGTAGTTTCTTTATTAGATTTTATTACATCCGATGATTATATCAGTAGATATGAGCAGATTATTAATGATGCTACAGACAAGCTTGGAAATCTCCATGATTTAGCCATACGTGAGCAGCGTATTGGTATGTTGGAGCAGGCATTACAGCAAGGTAACACAGTTCCATTTATACATGGTACCACTAAAGAGATCATAGATGAGCTTAAAACTACAAATGCATTGCTTGCTGAAAGAGATACGTATCTTAAGCAAGTAAATGAGCTGTATACAGAAATAGTTAATGAAGCAATTAAAGCTCGTGATGGCTATTATAATGATGACAAAATACAGTATCAAAGAAACATTACAGACAAAAGTGGTACTAAGCCTATTACTAGAGCAGACATTGAGGCATGGGCTAAGGAAGATTTTGATGCATACAGTGCTAGGATATTTGGTGCTCTTGAAGAAGCAGACGAAAAAGCTCTTTCAACACTTGAGTGGTTCAATAATACATACAATGCATTTCAGTTATATGCTAAAAATCTAGCACTTACAGATTATGCTGGTGGTTATACAGCATGGGATACAAGTGCCAAAGCATTAGCAGATAATGTTGCAGCAAGATTTTTAGATATTGTTGCAAATCCACAGAGCATTGCAAATGCTGCACGAAAGCTTCTATGGACTGATAGTGGTACAACAAAGCCTGGTGCTACTTATGATAGTATCATACGTTATCTAACAGATAAGTCATATCGAGTATCTGATGAAGAGGCTGTTGGTATACTTTCTGAGTTTAATATCCAAGCCGGTAGTATGCTAAATACTATGACAAGTAGCCTATTAGCTGAACGTGGTCAGTTAGTAGCTGCTGCAACTGTATCTGATGCCACAGGTACAATAAGTGGTAGATTAAGCGGAATACTTGCATTGAATGGCGATGTAAATAATGCCCTCGGCGTAATACAGTCATCAATAATAAGTGCAAAAGACATTACATTATTTAAGTTTGCAGCAGATAATCATGGTGCTATTGTTGAGCTTAGTTCATTCCTTAGGGCAACAGCCGCTAAGGCTCCTGATGTAGCCGCAAACGTGCTTGGTTCATTCCTTGCTGCACCAAAGCTTAAAGGCATACTTCTATCAATTACCAATGCAAAAGTACCGATATTCTCTAATGGTGCTACTATCTTTGATAGGCTACTTAAGGATGCATATAATTCTACTGGTAGACTTTCAACACTGCCTACGTATGATCAGATAAATGAATTACAGCGTATTCTGCAAGACACTGCACGCAGAAACCAGATACCAGCAGATACGTTACGTGGTGCTAATAGGCAGGTTACAATAGTACTCGGTAGAGACGGACAGGCAATCCTTGATTATTTCCGTGCAGAGTTTGCTGAAAAAGCAAATACAATAGTAGACTCTCTTGATATTATTAAGGCAGCAGCAAAAGAAGGCAGAACACTTAATACTAATACATTTACTAATACCGGCGTTGAATTCGAAACAATAGCCTTAACTACCTCAAATCTTGACTTTGCTAGTGCACGTTACCTTACACGTGATGAGCTTAAGCGTGCATTAGATATGCAGATACTTGCTACGGTAGATAATTACAATGCACTATCTGGCTTAGCAAATTCAGCAAAGGATCTTGAAACATACTTTAGAGCTTTGTTAGTAGAGTCAACTACAAATGGTGCTGCTGTTCAAGGCAATATAGCAATTATTAATGGCATACTAGATCAGATAAATACTACAGGTAAATTGTCTCTTAAGTTTATGCTTGAGAAGAATGGTATGACTTCTGTTGATATACCTAGCTTTGAGGGCGCTGCTGGACAGCAGTTAAAACAGGCAATTATTGATGCTGCAAATGAAACTATCGAAAGAACAAATGCATACGTAAATGCAACACAGTTCTCATATAATGATGTATGGTCACAGCTAAGTAGTGACATAAAGCAGACGTGGCGTCGTAATGGTGGACAGGGCGCTTGGGGTACTTCTAGTGACGGTATATGGACTACGCTGCATGCAGATAATAGCAATAGTCTTCGAATGCTTGAAAAGCTGGCAACGTATATTGAGGGTGCCCGTGGATATGAGTCAGTATCATCAGCTGCGATTAATGAAGCACTACATGGTAATACACCTTCGTCTGCTGTTCGTTTTCTTGAGCTTATTGCGCACAATACAGATCCGTTAATATTTGAGACTGGCGAGCAGGCTAATAAACGTCTTCTCCTTGACTACCTTGCAGGTAGACAGAGTACTGCTGATATCCCACAGGCGCTTATTGATAAGTATGCTAATGTTTCAAATCCTGAATTACGCTATAGCACTAATGCTGTAAATGATACTGTACTACCGATGTTTGAAGATGCAATAAAAGAAACGGCTGATAATACTGCTGCTACTAAGGCTAATGCAGACGCTACTGACGAACTAATTGATAAAGTAGATGAGTTTTTACGTAATAGAGCTACTAATGCTAGCAATTATATCCCTTCATCAGATGCTGCATATAATGCAGCTACAAAGCGTATACAGGATGCAATTAATAACTTTGAAAAATCTCCTGAACTTAATGACATAATAGATGAAGACTTTGTAAAAGAATGGTTTGATGATCTTACTACTGAAGGTGCTAAAAATGCTAGAGGCTTTACATATACTGGTAATGCAAGAGGCACTGCGGCACGAAATGCCTATAGGAATGGAGTAGCAGATTTTACTAGCGAAGTAGTAGGTCCAGAAGTATTCTATAATAATGGCACAAGACTTACAAATTCACCATGGTACAATGCAATAATAGATGATGATGTTAGACGTATAATAATGGATAGTCTAACAGACGAGCAGAGTAAAGCATTTAGTGCATTTGGTGCACCTATTTATTCAGACTATGCTTCATTTGATTTTCTATACGGACAGGGCATTGAAGGACATGGCCTAAAAGAAACTGAGAAGATAATAGAAGATGCTGCTAAAGAAGCATTTGGTGATACATTTGATGACTGGGATAGAATAGTCAGAGCTGCTGATTATGTAAGTGGTGGCGGTGGTGCTCCACCGTCTGGCACACATGGCTTAGGTACACTAAGTGATGCATTTAATAATCCAATGTTCCAGAGGGTAATGAACCCAAATGAAGTCGGCATATCTGGCTTAGATTGGGCATTTGCTTTAAAGCACAGCATTGATGCTTTATCTGGTGGTATGGATGAATTTGACCAGGCTACAGCACGTTGGAACAAGATTACCGGATATGAGATCACTCCGTTAAGCGCGTCAGGTAAGGCAGTAGATAATGGCAACCTAATCAATGTAGGTCAGGCAGCTATACCTGGTGTACAGAGCTTGGCACTTGAAGGTTCTCTTACATCAATCATCAGTGGTGCCGCAGCCACTGCAATTACATCAGCATTAGGCCTTACAGGTGCTGGAGCAGCGGCTGCCGGTGCAGCTGTTACACTTCCAGTAGCGCTTCTTGTATCTGCCTTAATGGCCGCTACTGGTGCATTTAATCAGGCTAACATAGCCAGTGAAAACTGGAAAGAAATGCTTGATGATACGACTTGGGCATCAGAGCAGGCTAAAGCACAGGGCGCGTCAGACAAGGAAGCTAAGCAGGCACAGTTGGGCGTAGCACGTGATATCTATACTAACTACTACAATAACATGTCAAGTATTTGGTCTATGTATGACAAGGCCGCAATACGTGACCTGAATAAGTACAGTGATAATAATTTCACTGGTGAAAAGGATAGGACATCTTATAGATTTGCCGTAGAAGAAATTCTGGGTAGACCAGATATTTACGGACTGCAGAAATCTACAACAGACACTGGTTGGTTAAATTACGGTGAGGGCTGGGTCGCTCGTGAGCTTAATGCAGATAAAATGGAGCAGCAACTCTATACACTGTATACTACCGGTGGCATGGATAAGATACTCAATAAGAAAGGTGGTTATACTGATCTTGAAGAGGATTGGCTATATCGCTTAGATTATCTTGGTGAGTATCAGGTAGCACAGCTTAATGATTATTATCGTGAGTATGTAAATGCTATTCAGTATATTAATGAACATACTAAGGAAGAAATAATCGGGCTACTACAAGGCTATAATCTACCTGCTAATACTATGCAGGACATGATAGAAGGTATAGCTGCTATCTATCGTGCAGGCATAGAACAAATGAACCAGCTTATTGACATTAAGGGTCAATATATAAATCTTGGAAGCATTTCTACTGTAGGTCTTGATGAGCTTGCTACAGGTACAGGTAGCGTAATGCGTGCTATGGAGGGTGACCTTACTGGCATTGAGCAGAAGTATCTTGACATGCTTTCTGACGCCACTGGTGTGTATGTTTCAGCAATGTCTGATACTATGTATACATTAGCATATGACATTGAAGCAGTACGTGATAAGATGACTGGCTTTACAGTCACATTCCCTGATACAATTAAAGTCGGTACAGATACAATTTCAGTAAAAGACATTGCATCTAATACTAAGTCAGTAGAAATCTTACAGGGCATGGGTATCCACATAAATAATGATGGTACTATAACCGTTTCTACTGAGGCTGTGAATGCTAATGAGAGTGGTCATGACCGTAGGATGGCGGTAAGCTATAGCGATATATCTGCATATGAGCTTGCTGCATTAAGCAATGCTGGTATTGACTTAAGTAATAGTCGAAACGATAAGACTAGAATATCACTTGATGAAGCTGCAATGCAGAACTCTATTAAGGGTATGACATACAATCTTACTGGTGTAGATCTTCAGGCAGTATCTGAAGCTACCGTTGCAGCCCTTAAAGCAAAAGGTATTCTACTATCACAAAACCAGGAAACTGGTGCTACATACGCAACAATTACAGATACTGGCTTCATTACCGGTGCTAGCGATATAGCATCACTAATAAGCAGTCTTGATCCTGATACAGTCGCTAGAATGTCTGAAAACCTTAAAGGTGCACTTCGTGGTATTGATGCAATTAATGCATTTGGTAACAAGCATGGTGAGTCTCGTATGGGTTCTGCAGCTGGTATTGAGATTGATACTGGCTTGCTTGGTTCAGAATATTCAGCAGCACTTGAACAGGCATTCTCAGAAGCTGGTGTTAAACTACAGCGTACAGTAGATGCTGCTGGTAATGAGCATGTATATGCTGCAATCAACAATGTTGGTGAGCAGTGGCACAAAGCTATTACGCAGTGGCGTTCAAGTGATATAACACCTGAGCTTGAAAAGTTCTTACAGTCGTTAGGCGTAGAAGTTGTAAAGTATGGTGACTACACTATGGTATCTACTGAAGACGTAATCAAAAATCTATCCAAGAGTAGTAGCTCAGGTCTAAGAAACATCTTATTTGATAATGCAGAACTTTGGGAACAGTTCCCAGAAGAAACAAGGAATGCATTTATAGCAGCTGGTCTTGCAACAGAAGATGGCTTTATAAAGCTTGATGCTGAAGCAATTGACGGTTGGCATAGATTTGAGCTGGATGGACAGACTCATATGGCTAAAGCTTTTGAAGCCATGGAGCAGGGTATAGTAGATCACTTCATCAAGATGCAGGGTACTACAGTAGTTAGCTGGAGTGCGCTAACTGAAGAGCAGAGACTAGCACTTGAAAAGTTAGGCATTACTACTGAGCAGCAGTATAATACAAATTCTGATGAGTTGCTTCAGTTGATTACAGGCAATAATGCAGTTGTGAAAGATAATGTAGTACAAGGATGGAATACATTATCGGCTGAGCAGAAAGCATTACTAGCACAAATCGGAATAGAAAATGAAGAGCAATATGCAGCACATTTCCAGGAGCTATATACGATAGGCAATACTAATTTCGGCATTCTCAATGAAGATACTATACTTGGCTGGGATAAACTTTCTGGAACAACTAAAGCAAAGCTTTCTGAAATGGGCATTACTACTGAAGCACAGTATAATAAGTATCTTAGTGACATGAATGTTGCTACCGGTCAGGGACTGTCTACAGTAGATGCTACAACGGCAGAGTCACTTCTTAAGATTGGTGTTACGACATCTGCAGGATGGGGCGATATTAAGCAGGTAACAGATACAACACTATCTGAGACTGAGAAGCTTGCCCTTGGTTACATGAAGTTTGAAGACCTCCCCGAGACAGTAAGAAATGCTTTAAGCATGGAAGCTGGTGTAGGTAAAGACTTACACGATAGCTGGTGGGCTATAAATGCTGACGCTGATGCGCAGCTCAATGTATTCAGCAATACAGTAGATGGTATGGCAGCTGATCTTAACAGAGTTAAGGACCTTGCAGCACAACTTAAGCAGGCACTTGCAGATCCAGGCCTACAGGCCGAAACACTTATGGCTAATCTTGCAGCTGGTTCAGCAACAGCTCTTGCGGCTGCTAAGAGTGGCAGCAATAAGTGGGCTAAACTGGGTGGTACTTCACACGGTGATGCTCCAGGTGGCCGGGGCGGCGCTTGGGAGAACTGGAACAATAATATCCAGATTACTTCTTCTAAAGTCGGCATTAGTGAAGTACACGCAGACTCTGCAGGTAACCCGATGGTGTATTACATTTACAACTTAAATATCAATGGTACGCCAGGTCAGATTATCAAGAATGCTGATGGTGTATGGCACAAATATTATGGTACGCAGGAATACAATGAAAACAATCTTCCTGGATTTAAGCTTGGTGGTATGGTCACTGGTGACGGCTTGTTTAGAGCCGGTGAGTTTGGTCTTAACGAGGCCATCGTACCGCTTGAGCAGCCACAGGCAATGCGTAAGATAGGTAATGCTCTTGCTGCTGCACTTCCTACATGGGAGTTAGTAGCTCCGTTACAACAGGCCATCGGAATGCGTGATGGTGGTGTAGCATCGTTTGATAGCTTCAGATCAGTTCAGAAGGAGCAGTCAGTAGAAGACATTGTTACACGCATCATGGATGCACAGTCACATAAGGCGCCTGTTGGAAACTCACATGCTACTGAAGACTTAAGACCGCTATATGTAGGTACACTGATAGCCGATAAGGCTGGCTTACGTGAACTAGACAGACAGATGAAACGTGTCGTAAGACAGAATGGAGGAATGTAATATGGCTACTAACTTTAAGATTAATGGCGTGTACATTAAAAATCCTACTAAGTTCAAACTCTCAAATTACAAGACGTCGTCTTTACGGCGTCTTGCAAGTGGAAGAATGGTAGGTGACCAGTTAGGCCGTGAACGAAAACTTTACTTCACATATGACGCAATAACTGCAAAAGACCTTCAGGTTATTCTTGATGCGATATTCTGGAACGAAGGCATGTTTTTTCCCGTAGAATATATAGAGAGTACGGGTGGTGCATCTCCGGTCGTTCGGACTATGACATGTTACGTAGGTGAAATCTCACAGGATTTGGTTCGTGACAATCAGGCAGTAGACAGTCAGTGGGTCTGGAAAGATGTAACATTTAACTTAATTTCACAATACAATTGTCAGTGAGGTGATATAATGCAACAGGTCCCACAGTGGTATATTGATGGCTTTAATGCAGATAGCAGAGAATATCGAATGATGATATATCTCTACTATGAACCAGGTACCCTGAAGGATATGCGCTTATATTCAGATGACATAGTAGATTGGGATATTGTACGGGAGCTCCAGGACACTGGAGTTCCTTGTGCATATCTTGGTTCTAATAGTCTTATATTAAAGATTTTTAATAGAGATAAGCGTTTTCTTAAAGACTCTGAAGATATTAAGTATATACAGCGTGGTGTGCGAGTAAAGGTATCATTGGATGCACCACAAGGAGATGGTTCTTTATATTTTGGCTGCGAGATATTTACTGGTTGGATAGATAACTATGAGTTCTCTGATGATGCTGAGACTGTTACAGTAACAGCATATGACTCATTGCACTATCTAATGCAGCAGCCATCACCTAAGTATAGACCATCTTCTGATGCACTTATAAATCTAAAAGACATGCTTAATATGTATTTCAAGCTGTGTGGCTGTCGTGAGATACATGGTGTGTCGCAGGAAGTACCTTTCTGGTATGTCGGTTATGAGGTGGATGAAAATATCAACACCAAGGTTAAACCAATACTAGACACTAAAGGAACTATTGGCGATGTTCTAAAACGTATAGTACAATTTGGAATTTTAGCAATATTCTGTAATATGCATGATGTTATAGAGATACAAATGATTCCACGTAAGCGCTCTGAAGTATACCTATTTACAGATCAAGAGCAGGTATTCAGTAGTTCAACACATACAAATGGCTACGAAGATTACACACATGTTTCAATAAACGTGTATGATGCATGTTCTAAAGTACTTGGAACGTCTGCTACTGCATCACATTCTTTTTCTACTGATGATATGGTTTTTAAGAAAGGTGCAAACGAGTATAATGCAATGTCTTTGCGAGATAGCATGTACCCCACAGTAGTTCGTTTTGTATCAGACACTAGAATGGCACAGCCCAACGATATGCCATTAGAGCCAGCAGTAAACAAAGCAGGTCCTCCGTGTTGGATGGGTCCAATGCCAATGCTTGGCTCATATGCCTACATAACTGATTTTGATTATTCTCTTGATGAAATGTCCTTAACTGTATGGGCAGCCAAGGCAGTAGAATATGACTTTGAAATTCTATCATATGATGAAGGTCGTACAATAGGTTCAGTAGTAACCTATACAGATGAGACAGAAGATCAGTTCTTCTTAATGGCTAAAACACTTGGTATAGATAATGCACTGTTTGCTGATAAGACTTATGCAGAGCAAGCAGCATTCTCATATACGAAGCTTATAACACAAGGTGCTATAAAGATTGATATGTCAGTTCGTGGTCAGCCGGCATTAGAGCTACTTGACTTAATTGGTGTTACAAATCCTATCTCACGTCATGATGATGAACAGATGCTTATTACTCGCTTGCACTATACATATGACGGCAACCTTGAATGTGATATAGAGTCATTAAGTTATTCAGCTGTAATGCTTATGATCTATGCATACTTAGGACCTGGTTTCTACATTCCATATGATGCAGGTGCTATGTATATCACAGCAAAGTGTGACCCACCTAGTACTGGTATTATTGAAGGTACCGGTGCATTTGCTGTTGGAGATATTACACGTCTTGTATGCTACCCTATGGCTGGCTATGAGGTAGACCACTGGGAAGATGCATGGGGCAACAGAGTAGAAGGTGCTGCTGATACATTAGTAGTTCAAGTAGAAGGCACTGCTGAATATAAGTGTGTAATGGTGATTGGTACAGTCTTTATGACATTTACAATGGACGTAAATGCAGAGCATCCATCAGTGTATGTTCCGCCTCTTGCGTATGATGAAAGGGTAGAAGGTATTATTGACTGGGGTGACGGCATGACAGAAGACTATGACTCACGCTACGATTATACTCATGAGTATCAGATAGCTGGTACAATGGAAATAACTGTTAAAGCACCAATTCATAAACTGGCAGCTGAAATATTTGCAAACAGTACACAGATAAATACATTCACTGCTGGTAGTGACCTTGAGGTTATGGCTGGTGGTACGTTCTATAATTCTAGCGTTAGAAATGTTAATTTGTTGCCAGCTACAAATCTTAGATTTAATGGAGCACAGTTCCCAGTATATAACACATCGTATTCAACTAACTTTGCAAATATACGACCAGTAGGTGCATCCTCCGATGGACGTATTAATAAGTTCAATAACAGTGCACCAAATGGCGTAAGTATTTCACTCAATCCAACTTCATCTGTTATTAGAATACCAAAGTATGTTAATGGTGTTCTTGTTACTGATGTTAAGACTTATAATAATCTATCACGTGCAACATCACTTGAATTCCCAGCAGCTGGCTATAATTATGTATCACTTGATAATACAAATGTCACATCAATAATAGCTATGCATGAAGATACGCGAGTAGATACACTGGCACTTAATGCTATTGCTGTACAGCATATGGAATTTAACAGCCCAGTTCGCACAGTAATGCTTAATAACGTTAACATTAGTAATCTTGCACTTAATACGCCTGCTACATATATTGCTAACGCAAGCACTACTACATTAACTACGCTTTATCTTGGTACTGCAACTGAAAGGTTTGACTTAGCAGTAGCTCAGCCGCCTTTAACAACTACAGTATATGTTCCTGACGTAGCTACTGAGCACATAACAGATTACACAGGATCAACACTTACGGTTATAAATTATGAAGGAGGGGACGGCAATGGCAATACGCCTTGAGGTACCAGCATTTGCATATGACTATGTAAATGGTACTAGCGGTACGCATTCTAACATACCATATGCTAGTAAATACTATCCATCATACACATATTGTAATTATAATTCATACATTCCGAAGGCAAATATGCCAGCATTTGTATGCAATGCAAACTATGGTGTATGCGGTCAGGGTTTTACCTACTATATGTATACAAGCGCAGCAAGTGCCGAATTACAAAATAATGTTCCAACATTTAAAGATATTACCATGACCTGGTCACAGGCAGTGCCAATCACGTTTGCCTGTCCAGTAGGTCTATGCTGGTTTAATTTCATTGCTAGTGTATACAATAATAATGACCCTGAGCCAAATTACTACTCAAACTTTACTACTAATAATATTGGCTTTTTCATAAATGATGATCATAGGCTTATGTTTGGAGGCTACGATAGTTCCAACTATAGACTAATGGTAGATATAAACTATGGAATTGATATGACACCTTATATGTATACACCGGCTGTACAAAATGGTGACGCATATTGTGGTCATACATATGGCATAAGATATAATGCTGAGGGTGATGCATTAGACTTATACGTAGATAATGTAGAAACCATCTTAGCATCTGTTAATTTTAATCAAATAATGAGCACGGCTATGAATGTGATTAATTATTTTCATTCATGGGATTATCTATATAATGCGTGGGTTAATTATGGCGGATATATTCGAAATATTTATGCCGGTGGCTGCGGCTTATACATCTCCAATACATCGGCATATTATAATGTCTATAATCAGGGAAATGTATATTTTGACTCATGGTATACATGGGTACATAACCTAAATGATATAGAGTTTAATGCAGCTATGAACCATTCATTTAATATGCTACCGGTTGCAAAGAATTACTCATCATATGGTATTATGCAATATTGCAATAGATTAACTTCAATAAATATTCCTGGCACTATTGGTGCTGTACCTAATTCATTTATTCGAGGTTACAATGTTAATCTTGTAATACTTGGTGAGGGTATAACAAGAATAGGTGAAGCAGCAATACTTAGTAATACACCACTAACTGTGCATATTCCTCAGACTGCAATAGACATTTCAAACCATGCAATACGCAGTGATAGTGGTGTTACTATTCCTGCAGTATCTTATAATATGTTAGAGCGTGGAGATATTGCGAGTAGATATACCAGCAATTATCTAAATATTCCAGCATATGAATTGCCTCATTATGAGCAGCCAGTAGCACTTAATATCGGATGGTTCCCTGGCTCAATTCTTCCTACTTCACGCAGCAATCAATTTAAAGATATTCCCGGCATATTAAATATTCCACGAGCACAGCATACATTTATTGAGAATAATGGTACATATGATATGACTACAAACATAGTATCTGGCATGGTAATGTTTGACCAGGAAGTAAATCAAGAAATGCGCTGTAATTTGCTTGGTATACATACACTTCGTATGAACAATACTACAGCTACTGTAGATATTTTTAGCCGAGAATTTCCTAACATTCATGAGGTAAGAGAGATAGGTCTTATAGATGATCACGGCTTCATTCTTAATCAAATTAGTGATGGCACAGTAGATATTCTTGGGCATATTAACGGCCAGTATGAAGCTATCCCTGATAATTTTGAAAGCCACTATCTTACTCGCCAGGTCTTTATAAATAGTTTGTCTCAAGACGCTAACATAGCACAGTTTATTAAGGTTCCTAGCATTATTGCTAATTATAATTATGTCACAAATGACAGAGACTTCTACGAAGCATTGCAGGTTTATGACTTTGGTGAATATTATGATGTTCATCTTTATGATGGTCATGCTGTAGTGCTTGCTTCACCAAATGCAGCCACTGTACAGGTACCTACTGTAAATTACACTTTTAGCAATATTAATGTAGTTTATATAAATCATAATCGTTATGCAGCACGAGCAGCCATTTCTTATAGCTTTGAAAATTGCAATCAAGTATACATGCCGTACTGTGGATTTGATAGACCACTTAGTCTACAGACTTTGCTGCAGCTAAGTTCGATACCGCAGCAGGTTAAGATTGAGAATGAGGATTGGTCTGCAGCAGACCTTGAGTTTAATAACTTTTATACTGAATTCTATAATACTCCAAATGCTGTTTGGGAGACACCGTATCATCAGTATAAATTATATCATCGTGATGAGCTGCCTTTATGGCTTAATTCTAACTTTGCATTAGTCTACACTAATAATTATGGTAGAACTACTGATGATTTATTGTATGAAGAAAGTGCACGTAATATGTATTCATCAAGCGACTTTATAAGTAGTTATGCAGTAAGTCATTTTGATAACATTGCATTTCCTGGTAATATCACTCTCCGCAATATGCTGACGCAACGTCCATACTTTAATAGCTGCTATGGTGACTGCAACTTTATTATTCGTAATATGGTTAGTCCGATACGTGCTAATAACCTTACTTACGAATATAATAGAATTACACTACCTGGACCGGCCTTAGTATGTAATCATATAGGCACGCTAAATTTTGATATAGATGTAGACAGAGTCTTAGTAGATAATTCTGGCTATGCTTCATCAGATGTACCTATAGGCATGGCCGGCTCACCATTATGGTTAGCTAGTAATTGTGAAGTAGGCTATGTAAGACTTAACTACTCTGACAGTTTAACTTTAAGTCCTACTGAATTACAACTTGTAAAGCATGCTGAATTATCAGGCTATGGCATTGCATTTGATAATTGCAATATTGATACTATTGAATGTGGCGCAAATTGCAGTATACAGCTAGATAATTGCAATATCAACACTATCATTTATCATGGAGGTCCAGTTCAATATCTTAGCTTTATCAATAGCAATGTTAGATGCAGTATACAGCCATTACTGAATAATTTAGTAAACTACATTACAATCAGCAACAGTAGATTTGTTGATACTGATATGACTATTCCATATAATGTTGCGGGATACATTCGTTACTGGGCATATAGCACTGGTGACTCATATGGCGCATTATATATCTACAATCCTAAGGGTGTACATAATATCACTATAGTAGATAAGGTTAATGCTCCAAGAATAGGCTGTGTTAACATAACGCTAGATGATGGATGGAACTCTGAACCAGAAATTAAACATGATGTTCAAAAGGTTAAGATAATTGGTAGAGTAACACCACTTCTTTCTTTCTATGATTATCAAGGTCGCAGGCCAGTAGATGTTATAATAGATAGTCCAGAAGTAGGCATGAATGGTTCGCTAATACCATTTATAAGTTGGAATAATCAGCATGCTTTTAATTCCATTTCCTTACCAAACACAGTAGCTATTGGACCAAACACATTTTATAACATAAACGTAACGACACCAATTCAAGTTCATGAGCTATGTAGTATACATCCAAATGCTGCCGCAGCAGGTAGTATTGTAAGCTACGCATATGGTGATGGAAATAAATATGCTACTGGTATAAATGCAACATATATTTCTGACAGACGTAATGATTATGCCCCAGCAGACTATGGCAGCATTCGTAATATGCTTTCTATCAATGTAGTCTATAATGATGGCACAGAAGAACCTACTGATGAGTTTACGATATGGCCAGATTTTGGTGTTGCAGCAGGCAATGCAAATACTTTCCACACAGTGCAGCTTAAGAACATATGCGGCATTGTACCCGCACCATATAATGACGTTCCAACATATAAGTATACAGCTAATCAGTATAATGCAATTACTACGACTGATACGCCATGGAACGTTATGAAGTTCTGGGATGCTGATCTAAATTTACCTATAAGTGTTGCACGTGCTATACCAACAGGTACGTATGCTACGCGCGGAACTTTTTATCAGCTTAACGTAGCAAACCAGTATAAGCATACATTGGTTATAGTAGGAAATTATGCAAATGGTCCATACAATGCACGTATGATGACTGATATAGTAGATGTAAACTACGGAAGAAATAATTCTGCATGGCCTTATCCAGTATGTACACGTGGTTTAGTTAGGAATGTAAACTTCATAACTAATTTGAATAACTACATCCAGTCGTTTAATGGTGGTGAGCATACTGTAATTCTTAGCTCTGGTAGACCAAGGAAAGTATTAGGACACAGGAGTTTTGTTAATTCCAGAGTAGCTCAGATATATGCACCATTTATGCGTGATACCTATAACGGTACATTGCCATACCAGATAACTGGCTCTACATATGTAAACTCTTGGGCTATAAACAATGCACAATATCTATACCATCTAGACTTTAATTACTTTGCTGGTCAGTATCTATATATAAATAATAATGCTGTTATTAATGCTCCAATGCTTAAGTATTTAACATTACCAGCAAGTACAAAGTCAGTAGGTATTGGTGCGTTTAATAGAACAGGCCTCAAAGAGGTAAAAATACCTACAGGCTGCACAGTTTCAACAAACGCCTTTCCGGCAGACTGTACTATTACGTATTATTAATAGGAGGTGATTTTAAATGGCTACGCTACTAAAAGACGATGGTGGTATTCCTATACCACAGTATGCAAACGCACAGGGTGACTTTGAGTCTAGTCGTGGTGCTGATGGTGCTCTCTATGTACATGACAGTCAGTTGGTTACTATCTTAGACAGAATAGAAACTATCCAGAACGAAGTAAATAGAGTAGCAACACAGAACCAGGCTATAGCAAACATGGCGCAATCAATTGCAGATATAGCAACTGCCCTATCTGCTATAAGTCAGGGCGTCACAACAATAGTAAGCTTACTGGAAGCTCCTCTTCAGGATATTACGCGGAACGTAGCTACTATCCCTGAGCCTACACAATCCCCTGGTGGAGGTGAGTAAGCATGCAGGCTATTTGGTCAGACTATGGTGACATAAAGGTTCAGCTATATAGCCCTGGTGATCCAGAGTATGATCCGCTGCATCCATCTCATAATTATGCACTTGTGACTGAGCTACATAACGGTGAAGCTGGACCAGGCGCTTGGCTTAGTAGATGGCTTAACGTATTAGCTCTGAACGATGACGGACAGACTATGGGATATGACCATGTAAGTCCATTAGCAATGCAAACGTATGACTATGATAGAGTGCTGTGGAAAGATAGCCCATATAATAGTCCATACAAAAGCTGGTCATTACCAGATCCGCCATCGGCTACATGGGACTTCTATCGCATACCACCTGGATGTCATGCATATACGCAAATTACTGGCGACTCAGAGCTGCTAAAGGCACAGTTTGAAAAGGCTACTGAATGGCGCTTAGATAAGCCAATGTTCATGCGGCCTGCAGAGTCTGGAAGTTCTTCTAACAAACGTATTGCATCACATGGTGCTATTGTAATGTTAGAAGTAGCATGGGCTAAAAGAAGCAAAAACCCTGATGGTACAGATGCTGGTCTAGTAGAATGGAAGTATGAATACTTGCATTTCTTAACACCAGCAGTTGAAGGAATGGGCTATAACTCAACAGATCCAATCGTACACAATTATGACCTTATTCCGTTTGGACAGTCATTAAGCACAATAACTCCATCTACTGCTCCATCATATGCACATACAATTCAATGGATAAATATTCATATTTATAATGCTACAAGTACTACGCTATATTGCCCAGGAATAAGTCTCTGGGTATCATAAGAAATGAGGTATTAATAATGGATAAAGATATTATAGTTGCAATCATATCAGTGATTTGTACAGCACTTAGTGCATTCGCTGGAATTGTTGTAAGTGCACGGCTTACTAATTTCAGGCTTGAACAGCTCGAGAAGAAAGTTGATAAGCACAATAACTTTGCAGAACGAATACCAGTTGTAGAAGAGAAACTCAAAGACTATGACAGGCGAATTGGGGTGCTGGAGAATGCGCACAGTTAATAAGCTAGTAGATAGGCTGGCTAAACTAATCGATGTTAAGACAATAGTAACATTTACTATTACTGCAGTCTTTGCATATCTTGCAGTCAAGCATGAGATACCAGCCGATAAAGTATACGAAACATTTCTTATGATAATTTCGTTCTACTTTGGAACACAGCATAAGAAGAAAGAAAATAAAAAGGAAACCGAGACTGAAAAGGAGGAATAATTTATGTATAATGTAAGATCAGCAGAATACAGAGGCATAAAGCCTAATTCAGACCCACAGGTACGGTTAGCACTTGTACATGTAGATTGTGACGCTGCTGCTGACCTACCAGCTTATGATGCTATTGCAGGTACTGAGTTCATTATGGGCTCTACTGCACTTATCATAGCTACAGGCGAAATTAAGATGCTTAACTCCGCTCATGAATGGGTAGCAGTATAAGGAGGTAATAGTATGGCACAGAATATGTCTATTATTGATATAATTATGGCTAAGGCGCTTGCAGCAAGTGCCTCCAAAGCTTATACAGACCAGGTGGCACAGTCACTTACGAGTGCTCTCACTGAAATAATAGATAGTGGCGATAAAAATCTTTTACCATTCAATAATCTTGATACCATCAAAGCTCAGAACACCGGTGGTACATGGGATAATAATGTATTTACTCATAATAGTGGTGTAACCTTTACAATTAATGATGATTTTTCCATAACTGTAAATGGAACTGCTACTGGTAGTAATGCTGTTCTAGTACTTAACAAACCAGGTGGCTTTTCTGTAGAAGAAGGAAACTGGGTTTTATCTGGTTGCCCTGAAGGTGGTAGTACAACTACTTATAACATAACTATAGCTGCTACAGTATGTGACATTGGAGCTTCAGTACAGTTTACTTCTTGTTCAGCTAAATTAGTCCGTTTGTATATCATCGAAGGAACAACTATAACAAATCTTACGTTCAAGCCCATGGTTTGCAGTAAAGCAGAATGGAACATATCTAAGAAATATGTACCCTATAGACCCTCTTATGACGAAGTTATAGCAAGGTTAATTGCTCTTGAAAATGCAACTTGATAAAAAATTTCTATACCCATTGACTAATAAAAATACTTATGATAGAATAAGAATATAAGAGGAATAAAAAATGAATAGTCCTTATGAAGGTAAATTTAAAGTATCACAGCAGTACAAGCCCGGAATACATGACGGTCTTGATCTCGTAGGTCTTGACCACAAGGAAATCCACAGCTGCGCAAATGCTAAGGTCATTCATGTAGGTTGGGAAAATCCAAACGATCATTCGCAGGGCTTTGGCTATTATGTAGCTACTAAGGATGTAGCTGCTGGTGCAGACGGCGTGTATAAGATCCGCTACTACGGTCATCTTACAGAAAATAGTGCTAAGGTTAAAGTCGGTGATACTGTAAAAACTACAGATGTGCTTGGGGTAGAAGGTCATACAGGCTATACAGTCCCGGCAGGAGCCGGTGGAGCACATTGTCATTACGAGATCCGCTCAGCATTCTACAAGGGCGCTAAGGTCTATGATGTAAGTGCAGAGGCTGGCATTCCCAATGTCAAGGATGGCATCTATGATGATGGATATAGAACACCTACAGTAGGTCCAGTCACAAACCCGGTCAAAAGTACAGTCAAAGTAAGCTGCACAATAAATGGGAAGACCTACTCCGGCACTTTAACTGAGGTTTAAGACATTAAGGCAAAAAGACATAAAAGACAAAATGACGCGTCTTAAATCTCATTTCACCCTTACATATAAAATCTACTACAGTGTTAAGCCTGATTAATTATACTATATAAATGAAATAATAATTCTATATGAATAAAGATATATGTATACTAATAATATGATTATAATAATTCTATATGAATAAAGATATATGTATACTAATAATATGATTATAATAATTCTATATGAATAAAGATATATGT